CTTCGATCTTCAGCCCCGCCGCTTCGATGGCTGCGGAATCATCAAGGACGGCCTGCACCACGCCGATGGATCCGACCTGAGCAGATGGAGTGGCGTAGACGGCACGGGCCTGACTGGCGATCCAGTAGGCCGCCGATGCCATGAGCCCGGAGCTGAATGCATAGACCGGCTTGATGGCATCGAGGGACCGGACGGCGGCTGCCAGTTCCGGAGTGCCTGCCACGGTGCCGCCCGGAGAATCGATATCAAGAAGCACGGCCTTCACGTCGTCGCGCCCGGCCGCTTCCCTCAGTGCCGCACCGATGTCGCCGGAATCCGCCGCCCCCATGAAGACGCGGGCGAAGACATCAGGCTTGCGCAGGATCGGTCCGTCGATGGCCAGTACGCCGATGCCGTTCTCGACGGAGAGGAGCGGGCTAGAGGGAGGCGCTGGCGCAGCAGAGCGGTTAGGCCATGCAGCAGCACTCAGCGCGAGGGCACGCAGGGCTTCCGGCTGGATCAGCCATTCACGGGATTGCAGGAGCGCCGGGATCATTGCCCGGCCGGGGTGTCAACGCTGCCGGCTTCCAGAGCATCTCGGGCGGCACGCCGTACTTCCGCGCCGTCTCCAGAATGAGCTTCGCATCGGCTGCCCGTCGTTCAAGTTCCTCACCGAAGTCGGCACCGAGTTCCGCGTAGTGATCGGATAGCGTCTTGAGTCCCATCTCGACGTCGGCCCGGTTCTGCTGGGCTTCCCGTCCGGCGTCCACGGTGACACGCCTTGGAGGCACCGTGGCAATCTTCCACCAGTCGGTGATGGCTGGGAGAAGTCCCCGGGCCACGGCATCGCCGATAACATACCCCCAGACCGGCCTGATCAGTCGGCGCTCTAGGATCATCTGGCGGAAGGAAAACCTGCGATCCGCCTTCGCCACAATGAGCCTCACCCCTGCCCCGCCTACTTTACTGGAATCCGCCGCGAACTCGAACGGAATCACCCCGAGTGCCGCATCGCGCCGCAGGTGTTCGAGAAACCCTGTGAACGTGGGGCTGGGCCGGTTGCTCTGGAAGCTCTCCAGCGATTCGTCAGGTTTCAGGGAAACGAGCTTCCCACCCACGATGCGCTGAAGTGTGACGGGATCGGATCCTTCAGTCTGCCCGGCAGGCTGGCCGACGACGAAGTCACCGCTGTCGTCGATTTCCCCCCGGGCCGTCCGCAGCACGCGGGACACGTCCGCATTGTCCTTCACGGCGTGCTTCTCAAGGGCTAGCAGTTCGATTTCGTCGAGGACGTGATTGATGGAATGCTGGATGGACGGGCACGAGCGCACCGCGCCTGCCGATTCCGGTTCGAGGATGTGGAGAACAGCCGCAGCCGGGAGGTCCCGCCATGATCCGCCATCCTCCCCTGTCCTGTAGAAGACCGGTGCGCCGGCTTCATTCAGCCCGATGCCATCCACAGTATCGGGAGAGCCGAACCTGTCGCCGATGCGGTGACTTTCGATGAGCTGGATCCTCGGCTCGCCGTCAGGGTCGCGGGTCTTGTGGATGAAGTATTCGCCGTCGATGTCCATGCCGCGGCAGACGAGCGACTGGCATTCCTCGAACGAGAACCGACCGGTGACTTCACAGCGGGCCGCCCAGAGCGCGAAGTAGGCTTCCGCCGCCCGGTTCCATTCTGAACTGGCCGACTGCGCCTGCACCCGGATGCCGTCCCCAGTCGAATAGATCGCCATGTTGGAGACCAGCTCGCGCACGAATCCGCTGTTCTTGTGGAGGTAGCGGGCCTTGCGCACCAGCTCGCTGCGGACGCCAGGCGTGAGTTCGTTGCGGGCATCCGTCGGCGACGCTCCTGGCACGGCACCGCGGCGCGGCGACCAGTTGGCAGCTTCGTAGGGCGTGCCCCATGCCTTCGGAACGAGCACGGGAGGGAGCCAGCGGGCGGCAATCGACCGTAGGTTCATTTGGCGAGGTGGCCGGAGATGAACGAGGCCCCGGCAATGCGGGAACGTCCGTAGGTGTCAGGATCGAGTGCCCGGAGCGCGTGGGCGCATTCCTCCAGCACGTCGGCCACCGGCATGGTGAACTGCTTGGACACAGAGGTCTCGGCATCGTTCCAGTTCATGATCGTCTTGCCTTCGAGCACGAGCGCCTTGGCACGTGCCTGAATGGCGATCACCTCGGCGATGGTGAATCCTGTGATGAAGAGTCCTCTGGCCATGAACAGGCGGGCGGTGTCAACGAGACGGCTGGCGGGACAGGAAATTGATCCGGATTCAAACCGTGCGATGCACTCATGTGTCAGCCGTCTCCGATATCAGCCGATAGCGTAATGACCTCATAATCAGGGAAAGCGAGAGCACCACCTGACCGAATCCCCCTCCTGCACCCCGCCCACAAATCCGTATTGAAGCTAGGAAAGTGCCCTTGCGAACTACACCCGAAAGCATCGTGCGCCGGATCCTCTCCTGCCTTTGCGGCTTTAGCAACCATTGCAGACTGTGAACTGCTTGACTTTCGAGCCATCTCTTGCTACCCACTTTCAATGGTTCAGCCACCAGCAAGCAAGACTCTCCGCATTACCCTGAGGCTACCAGCCACAAGCCACAGGCTCAAAGCGGGTCACGTTTTTTCGGAGGCAGCCCAACCCCATCACCCCGCTTCACAATGCCTCACCGCGAAGCTGAAGTGAAGATCAAGAACCCGAAATCAGCACCACCTCGGACCGACCAGACTGAAGATTTCCCATGAAATATCAACAACTTCAGCTTCCATCCCTCGACCATCAGCAATTCGAATCATGAACTCATTATACTACACTGACAATTCCGGAGACGTGCAAGGACCAGTATCCAAGAATGATCTCGAAGAACTGCATCGGTCCGGTCAAATCAGCGCAACAACGAAAGTCTGCCAAGAAGGTTCGGAAAACTGGATCCCATTTTATCAATTTGCTACAGCTAATCCAACTCAACCCCAAGAAAATCGAAAGCAAAAATCTACTGAACCCATACAGGAGGCCCGATCCAATGTCAAATCAAGCCCCTCCGAATCTGATGATCAATGGCTACACAAGAGCCATTTTATACCATTGATGATCTTGCTTTTAGGCTTTGGTTTTTTATTCTTTCAAACCATGAAGCGCCCCCAAGAGTGGGAATACGAGACAATGGAAATCCTCGCTGCGTCAGAGGCATTTTCAGGCTCCAGCGGAAACCTTGCAAAGCTTGACACCCGAACAATCCCAGACATCTCAGCGAGGCTTAAAGCGATGGGACTTCTGGAGTGGGAGCTAATCGACTCGTTTCTGGAAAATGAAACAGCGCATCCGAACTTCGGAGTGGAAAATCTCGTAACCGGATTGCAACCCAACGTCAGACCCAGAAAGCTCGTCCTCATTTTCAAGCGGCCGAGAAAACAATGACATGAGAATATCTGTTTGCGGCTCTTAGAAATCACTGGCAGTCACAAGCACCGAATGCGTTAACATGCTAGAAATAGCCTTCAATCGGATTTAATCTCCTATCCGGAATGATTACCGGGACGATCTGGTCACCAAAAACTGCATGATCTCGAAATATCGTCTCGGGGCAGCTCGCGACTTACGATTCTGTCGCTCGCGAGACCTCTGGCCATGGATCAGCGCCCTTTCCATGTGGCGTTGGACGACCGGGTGTCGATGTGGACGAAGCCGGCCCCCGGGTAGAGCCCCAGCCCGCCGGTGAACTTCCCCTGCCCCCGCCACGCGGAGAGCTTCTCGAAGACGAGCTGCGGCGGGATGCCGTCGAAGGCGATGTCGAGCGCCCGGAACTCCATGTGCTGGCTGGCCGTCACGCCACCTACCGCCCGGTTGTAGTCAGGCGAGCGGTAGGAACTGAGGATCGTGCAGGAACGGCCGAAAACTTCCCGGAGTTCATCAACGATGCGGAGTGCCGGGACGATGTTCTTCCAGAGTGCCCGGGGAGGCGTGCTGTTCTTCACGCCCTTTCGCACCGCACCGAAGTACGAGGTGAATTCGCCGGCGGAAAAGTGCCGGAAGCCCTGAGCGGCGAACCATTCGGAAAACGATTGTGCAGCCATGACTTACTTGGCGCTGAGGGGTTCGACGGCCATTTCGAAGCCGCCGTCAGGACGGATCCGGAGGGTGCCGCTGCGGTGGACAAGCGTGCCGCTGAATGGAGGCGGCGAGGCGCAGGAGGCCGTCAGTGCGGAGACCACGGCAAGGAGGAGCATCGGGAGTTTCATGACTCCGCGGTTTCGGTGTCAACGGACGGCTCAGCCGATGCCTCCCGGCCGATGATTTTGAGCATGGTGGCCGCCGCCATCTGCATGGCCTCGCAGTCGAAGTAGTGATTGCCGCGGGAACCGATCTGCTCCCACATCCAGCGGCCGTTGCGCCTGACACGTCGCTCGCTCTCCATCTGCGCCAGATAGTCCTCGTCGATGTCGTCGGGCACCTCCCACACCGGACCGTTGTCCGGGTTCTGATTGCGGCGAACTCTGGCGAGGGTGTCCTTGATGTTGAGGTTGCTCCAGTAGAAGACCGAGCACGACTGCCCGCGGCCGAGCACCACCTTGCGCCGCGGCGAGTAGAACCGTTCGACCGCCTTCCTTCCCTTCACCTTGTGAGTGAATGTGGCGCGCTTGTCGCCCATGAGCGCCGTCCATCCTCTCGCAGCGCACTCGCGGTACACGTCGTAGGTGGCATGGCCGGCATCGACGAACACAAGGCTGGGGTGGACGCCGAAGCGTTCCTGCACGGTGGCCACGTCGGTGAACGTGAGCACGCGTTCGTTCCAGATGAGTCGGCTGGATCCATCCGCGGCCCATGCCCGCGCCACGAGGAAGAGGTGGTCGAGCTGGCAGTCGACCGTGAGGATGCGCAGCGGGCACACCGAAGGGAGTCCCGGAGGAATGATCCGGCCGGCCGAATCGACGCCGGCTTCCCCGTCCCATGATTCCCCGCGGAGGTAGCCGCCCGGGGTGATTTCGAGCCGGTAGTCCTCCATGTACTCGCGCCACGGGAGGGCCAGGCGCTTCTGGTAGAACTGCTGCAGGAGCGTGGTGTCGCCCATCCGCGCAGCCGCTTTCGCCCGGAGATAGAGTTCGGCGAGGCGTCCCCAGCTCATCGCGCAGAGGGCATTCCAGTGGAACCCGGCATTCTCGCGGGGCGCATTCGGATTGGTGACGACGTACTTTCCGGTGAGGCTCAGTTCCCTCCTCACACGATCGGTGTCCTCGAAGATGAAGCGGCACGAGACGCATTGCATGGTGGCCGTGTCCCGCACGCGCTGGAAGTCCCACTGGCCGGTTTCGTCGCGGGCGTCCTTGCTCCATTCGATCTGCTCCCACTTGAACGGCTGGCGGTGCCGGCAGTGAGGGCACGCGAACGTCCATTCCCGCATGTCGGTGGTTTCATGCTTTCGGTGGGTGTCGTCGTCGTCCTCGCCGCCCTGACTGAGGAAGAGGCATTTGCCCAGCCACCCGAAGGCGGTGACCCGGGCTTCGGCTTCCGCCATGTGCCCCTGAGGCCAGCGCCACGTTTCATCCCCGATGAGCCAGCGGATGGAGCGGCGCTGGAGGTTGGTCTTGTTATGGGCACCGAGGACCCAGAGCGTCATCCCGTTGGCGAAATGGATCGTCGCCACCCGCTTCTTGTGGCGGTTGGCAGGATAGAGGGCACGGACCGGGGCGCATTCATCGAAGAGCTTCTGGAGGCGGCTCTCGCTCTGGTCCTTGGCGTCGTCGTCGGTCTGGTCGAGCCAGAGCGTCGGGCCGGGATTGTTGGCGATGATATGAGCGAGGCCGAGTTCCCCGACACTGGTCTTCCCGCTCTGAATGGCGGCAATCACACTGACGATCCGGATCCTTGGGTCGACGAGCGCCTCCATCGGCTCGCGCATCCATGGCGAATTGGCCGAACGGAACCGGCCTGGGATCGGAGAATAGGGAATTGAACCGACATGGTCCTCGCACCACGCCCACGGGGGACGTCGGTCGGGAGGACGCCATGCCTCGCGCCAGATCCGGTCGAGTGCCGAATGTGCCGTGGTCATTGCCCGCCCTGGTGGAGAATGCCGAGCACCTCGTCGATGGCCCGCCGCGCTTCTTCCTGAATGCCGGTGGCGTCGAGCCCGGAGAGGATAGGCGGCAGTTCCTGCTCGAACTTCTTGCGGAGCATGGCCGCTGCCTGCGCCACGAGTTCGGTCCATGACTGGCGCACGTCGGCCAGCGCCACATAGTCACCCCGCCGGATGCCCAGCCGGAGTTCCCTTTCCTCCACCTCGGCAAGGAGCTTGCGGGCCTTGAGTGAGGATTCGGCATCGGCAGCAGCCGCGGTGGCTGGTTCCCCGCCCTTCAGGTCGTTGCGCCGCATGAACTCGTGCCACGCCGGCACATCGTGCAGCCCGTTGGACGCCGGCTTCGGGGCGTCCTTCCGCTTCTTCCATGAATGCAGTGTCTGGCGGGTCACCCCGAGCACGGCCGCAAGCTCGACGTAGGAAGCCGCAGTGGTCGGAGCGGCACCGGCACCTGTGGCCATGGTCTGAAGCATGGCCCGCTCAGTCCTCGTGAGCTTACCGCCCTTCTGCACGCGGCCGACCAGATTGGCGAAGTCGCGTGAGAGGAGCTTCTTGGCAATGTCCGGGGGCACCTGTTCCATCTGCTCAAAGCCGCGGCGTCAATTTCCGGGACTGCTACCAAGTCAACGATACGAAGCCGCTGCAACTCGTGGTGAAAGCGGAATGTGCAGCGCCGTCTTCATCACGCGCCACAGCCAAATGATCGTCGGACCCGCGAACGGCGCATCCCGCGGAAGCACCCCTGTATTTGAAGATTGCTTGTTATCAGCGGATTACGCAAAGGGGTGACGGCCTTCTCTGGGCCGGTGCATCATTCTCACGAATACGCATTCAGGACAGCTTTCTTGTTGCAGTACGGCAGCTCGCGTCGTCAAAGGTACTTGTTGATCAGACATCCAGATTTGGCCTCCTTTCATCCCCCTTGGCTGACGGGACAATGCTTCGAAGTCACTTTGAACTCACGACCGGCAACTTCATCAGGCGAATAACAAACAGACAAACACCAAGATGGCCATTCAAAGCTACGACGTCTTCGTCAATGATTCTCCTATTGGAAAGAGAAGCGCGGCGGAGATCAAGAAGATCGCTGCCGACAATACCATCTGTTTCCTGTGGCGGAACGAAGCTGAAGAAGGCCCTTACAGTAGCTCGCAGCTAAGGTCGATGTGGGAGCAAGGCAAAGTCACGCCAGACTGCTACTTCAAACGTCCGGACGAAAGTGAGTGGCACCCGATAGCTGACCTGTGGCACCAGTGGTTCTTTACCGATTCAAGAAGCGCGACAGAGGACCTTCAGTCCCAGATTCTTGCCGAGCAAAAGAGAACCCGGAAACTCATCAAGATCATTGTCGCCTTCATCGTGATTGTATTTCTGGTTAGCGCTTTACGCGGCTGCCTCGGGTAGATCCTGCGCCGATTCGTTGTCTTGCACCGAACAGTCCTCTCATCCGCGCTTGGACTGTAGTCATCATGGCTCGAGTCGATCCTGCAAAATGCAGGTTGACTCCCCTTGAGTGCCATGAGCATTCCCGTTCACTGCGCCCACACCCGTCTCGCCGACCCTGCCACTCTCCAGCCAAACCCGGTCAATCCGAACCGCCACAGCGCCCACCAGATCCAGCTCCTCGCCTCCATCATTCAGGAGCAGGGATGGCGCAATCCAGTCACCGTCTCGAAGCGCTCCGGCCTGATCGTTCGCGGGCATGGCCGGCTGGAGGCCGCTCTCCTAATCGGCTGCGCAACAATCCCCGTCGATGAACAGGACTACGCCAGCGAGGCCGAGGAACTCGCCGACCTGCTCGCCGACAACCGCCTCTCGGAACTCGCCGAACTCGACGAAGACGGACTGCGCCGCGTGCTCCGCTCCATCGGGGACGCCGACCCTTCATTCGACATCGAGCTGACCGGCTTCATGGAGGACGAGATCCGGAAGCTCATGAACGATGAGGAGAACCCGGAGCAGGAAATCGAAACGATTCCGAGGATGGAATGTCAGGCGTTCGAGCACCACGACTACCTCGTCTTCATGTTCCACGACCTGAGGGACTGGATGCAGGTGCTTCAGCTCATGGGAGTGCGCGAGGTTGACTACTCGATCACGCGCAGAACAAAAAAGATCGGCCTCGGCCGCGTGCTCCATGGAAAACGACTCCTCGATCTCTGCCACCGCGCCGCCATGGCCGGAACTCCGCCCTCTGTCCCTCAGGCTAGTGATCCTCAGCAGGAGCCGGGCAAGGTCGATCACCAGCCACCGGCTCTTCCCCGGGGCAACGCTACTCGTTCCGGAAAGCGAGGCTGAACACTACCGCCACACCGGGCTCGTCATCGAGACCATTCCGGACGAAATCGCCGGCATCAGCGCGGTGAGAAACTGGACCCTGCGCCGCTTCACCGAGGATGCTGTTGTCATGCTGGATGACGACATCTCCGCGTGCGTCTGCATGGTGAGCCTGCGATGCCGACGTCTGTCCCCCGATGAAACCCTCGCGATGATCGAGAACTCGGCATGGAGTGCCAGGGGGGCCGGTGCCCGTCTCTTCGGGTGGCACCAGCGCAGCGACCCCCGCCTGCTCCAGCGCAACGATCCCTTCGGCGTCAATCACTGGGTCGGGGGTGCCGTGGGAGTGGTGCGCGGGCCTGACGGCGGCGTGCCGAAGTGGGACGAACTCCTGCGCTGCAAATGCGACATCGACGCCACACTCCAGGAACTCATGGACAACCGGCTCGTGTGGAACGAGGCCCGGTTCTGCTTCGTGCAGGAACGGGACAAGAACCTCGGAGGCAACAGCCTGTTCCGGACGGGCGAACGGATCGCCGCGGAGAAGCGTTATCTCGCGACGAAGTGGAAAGCGCACATCCGGCTGGAGACTTACAAGAGTCAGGACCGGGTGGCGATGGATGCTCCCCGCCGACAGTCCGTGAAGCTCTGAACCGCCGGAGCCTGACAAATGGCGTTCAAAACGGCTACCCGCCGATGCTTCCGTGAAGAGGCTATGGGTCTATGAGCTACCATCTGAACACAAAGCGCGGGTATTCATTCCCCGCGGTCTCCAGCGCCATGCAGAAGGCGATCCGGCGGGGTGACGCGAAACTCGCCGGCTACTGGGCCCTGGAACTCTGGGCCAGCGGATTCGGGCACTATGTCTGGCGGCGTCTGCTCACCGTGAGCGCCGAGGACTGCTGGGGCATCCTGACCGCGGAAGTGAAGGCGCTGCATGACAGTTACCTCGTCATCAACGAAGGCGTGCCTGCGCGGTCGCCGAAGGGCCGGATCTTCATCTCGAAGGCCGTCGTCCTCATGTGCATGGCGAAGAAGAGCCGCGACGCCGACCACCTCCAGAACTTTGTCTACGACCGGGTTGTCGGGATCGAACCCGAAACCCTCACCGATGAACTGGAGGCGTCGGGCGAGTACGTTCCCATTCCCGACTACGCGTACGACTGTCACACGCCGCAGGGCCGCCGCGACGGGAAGACGAAGGCCGAGTTCTTCCGGCAGGAGCAGGACGCGCTTCACCCTTTCATTCCCGGCCTGTTCGACAACCTCATCGACTCCTGAGATCCCATGGCCTACCGCTTGCTTGAACCGCGCTTCCCGCTGGGGAGCATCTTCGCCACGCCCGGTGCCATTGCGCTTGAAGTGGATCTCCTGCCCTACCTGCGCCGTCACCAGGGCGGAGACTGGGGCGATGAACTCTGCAAAGAGGACCGCGAGGCGAATGAATCCGCTCTGCGTCACGGATCCCGTATCCTCAGCTGTTACCGCACGCCTGCCGGGGACCGCCTCTACATCATCACCGAGTGGAACCGTTCGATGACTACCGTGATGCTTCCTTCCGAGTATTGAGGGGGGCGGCCGAGAGTACCCGCTGAAGTCCGTCCGCCGTGACCAATCCGGCTGCATGGAACTTCCGGGCGAGGTCCGTCTGGCGTTCCGTGATCGAGTCCGACTTCCCCTGATTGAGCCCGAGCGGCATGAGTTCGAGGTTGGCGATCACATTGTCGAGTTCGGGAGCCACTGCCCTCGGAATGATGTGATCAACGGTGAGGAGCTGGCCTGTATACGAACCAGCACGCACTGTTGGGGCGCTAACGCGGCGCACGGCATCAAAGTCCTCCGCCGTCGTGGACGCGAGCCTTCCGACGATCGCCACGTTGCGCTCCATGGCGGCTGCGATCAGATCCACCTTCGCAGTGCCTCCCCTGGTAATGAGCTCGACTGCCTTCCTAGCCACCGTTCCCAGATCATGGCCCTACGTCGTCGCTTCGTGGAGGATGCCCGTGATTCAGCGGATCTGTTCATTGGCCCCCTATGAGTAGATTTACTTAGTCGCCAATTCTTTTGGATCATCACCGAACCTATTCGCCCCGGCGTTACCCCTTGCGAAAAGCATCCAAACACCATAAAATGGTATAACCTGAAACCATCCACTTCGTCCCATATCGTGGCATCTTTTCGCCCCTTGCGCCCACAAGAACCAGAGCATTGGAACCAAAAGCAAAAGCACCGCAACACCCGCGCTGCGGCCACCCCCTTCAGTAATTCCTGCCAAGATTGCATTCGAACCATAACACAAAAGTACACTGACACCGAATTCAGTCCGTCTAATTCGGCCTTCAAATGAGAATGGTTTTTTAAACATATGTATTTATTCTAGGATTTTCCCGTGCGGTTTCAGCACCCCTCCAGAAGACCGAAGGAAGTAATTTTTTACAATAACGAAATCAAATGTCAATGCCATTTTCCAGTGCGCCTGCCGGTTCCAACACTGTGAGCACCCAGCCATGCCCCGCAGCCAGCGTCCCCCGTGAGAACAGACGCAAGACCATAGAGCGAACACACTTGGGCCTCTCGAAGGAACCCGACCTCCGGGATGATTCCCACCAAGCTACTCGGCAATGAATTTCGACCAGCCGCCGCGACGGAAAGACGAAGGCCGAGTTCTTCCGGCAGGAGCATCTTCGCCACGCCCGGTGCCATTGCGCTCGATGTTGATCTTGCTGGCTACCTCAGACGTCACTGCTGCGGCGACTGGGGAGATGAACTCTGCGAGGAGGACCGCGAGGCGAACGAATCCGCCCTGCGCAGCGGAGCGCGCATCCTCAGTTGCTACCGCACACCCGCAGGACACCGCCTCTACATCATCACCGAGTGGAACCGTTCGATGACTACCGTGATGCTTCCTTCCTATTATTGAGGGAGGCAGCCGAGAGTACCCGCTGAAGTCCGTCCGCCGTGAGTAGTCCCGCAGCATGGAACTTCCTGGCGAGGTCCGTCTGGCGTTCCGTGATCGAACACCCTCAGAGGTCTGACCACTTTCCCACCCGGTTCACCCACCGAGGTCTGCCTCCTCGTCCGCTCCGGCCCCAAGCCAATTCGCTGCCCCCATCCCGGAATCGCACCCTGGCAGACCCTCGCGAAGGACGACAAACCCAACATGAGCCCCCCCCGCGCCGCCCTGCTGAAACGCGTGGACGAAGTGGCGACCACGGACTGGCTGGCCGAGCTGAGGGAGGGTGGACCCTCGAAGTAGTGACCGCTTGTCAGTCGGCGGTTGATGAACGAAAATCCCCCCGTGAACATTTTGGAGACTGATGTCGAAATCACCGCCGATGGGAGCGTGAAGCTGCTTTCGCCGCCGCCTGCGTGGCTCAGGCCGGGGCGTGCTCATGCAGTGATGACCCTGACGGCAGTGGAGGCTAGTGGTCCTAAGGTCAACCGACAGGCACCGACGGCGACACCGGAAATGCTGGCGAAGCGGGTGGTCGCTTTTGACGAACTGCGCGCACTGGGAGGCGTAAGCGACGTGATTCCCGATCCACAGACGTGGCAACGTGAAATGAGATAGCGATTGATCCACATCGCCGGACTGATGGTGATCAACCCTTTCGCGACGCCTCCTTGATAGCCGACCAAGGACCGGCTGGCGGTCCTGCGGGAAGGAAATCAGCCTTCATGACGCCGCGCGGGCGCCTCATACCAGCAGCCGCGAGTCAGAACGGGACTTGGCAGCGAGCCGGTGATGCAGTAGAATTGCGGCATGTCATTCAAGCAACTCATCATCAGTGAAGTCTCCCAACAGCCGGAGCCATTGCTGCGCGAAGTATGGCACTACTTGTGTTTTCTTAAATCCAAAACATCCGACAGTCCCGCAGCGGCTACGGATGTGCGCCCAGGCTACGGCTCGGTGCCTGGCATTGAGTTGGCCGATGATTTCGATGCGCCTCTCGAAGCCTTCGCTGAGTATCGTCCATGAAAGGTCTGCTCGATGCTCATGCCTTGCTTTGGTTCCTCGCAGGCAGCAGCAAGCTCAGCGTCAGGGCACGGGCCTTCATTCAGGATCAACGGAACACACTCTTTGTCAGTCCCGCGACCCTGTGGGAGATCGGCATCAAAGACTCGTTGGGCAAACTGTCAC